AAGATCACTTGATCACCACGATACTTTATTTGTAGTTTATTACGCGAGTAAAAGCATAACTCATCGCGGCCCTTTTGACCCTTCATCATGAACTGAATAGGTTGTTCAATCAAAGGAACTTCCCGGGTTGGGATCCGGATATCTAATGGATATCCCCCACCGTATAACCCAAGAACTTGTCAAGATACTTACGCTCAAGGTAATTTACAAAACCTTGGCTAAGTTGAAAGTCAATGTCCTCGGGACAGAATTGTGATGCAAGATAAAGAGTACTAAGAATAGTTCGCTCATGCTTGTTGAACTCACGTTCCCCAAGCTGTCGCGTAGAATTCCATAAAGTAGCTTGGTGTGAAAAATAGTGTACGTCAGTGTAATCACGGGCTGTAGGAATCTCCTGCAGCCAGTCGATCATGCGACGAATCGCAACACCAATATTCTCTGGTCTCCACCAAAGCTCGCCGAGCTTTTGTGAAAGTTTCTCGTTCGTGTACCCTTCAGTAATGTCGGGGTAAAGCCAACGAGTATCTTCCAAGTGATAACAGTGGAAATCCCACTCACTAGGAAGGAACAAGCGTCCCATACCTGGCTCCTGCAAAGCACTAGATTGTGCCTCGTAGAAAGTCAGGTAACTTCCCGATACGTCATCATTCCATTGGTATTTCTCAATAAGCTGACGAAGCAATAGCGACGCCAACTCTTGAAGAATACCATAAGATGATGTTGACTGGAAGCGCGGAGGAAGTACCGCGTCATTCCGAACTGCATTACCACGTGCCAGCAAGGCGGTTGATCCTGCGAAAGCAGACAGCCATCCAAAAACTGGTACACTTGACAAACCAAAAGCTCTTGTAATAGAGCTACTTGGACTCAAGAATGATAATACAGAACGGAGCCCGTATCCATTCAGTTTACCTTTCCGCGTGTGTAAACATGCGACAAGATATTCTGATGGATACAGGAAATACTTCATGGCCTTCGCGAGCCATCCATTACCATCACCATTCCACCAATCCCTTTCGAGTAATCGAAGGGCACGTTGAACACGAGAAGACGCATCACGAATGTGAATGTCCTCTTTGATCGACGTGGGGGATATCTCTTCCCCTTCAAACCACGTACGTGATAAGAAGTTGAAGAGACGCGATGATATAAAGGATTTAGTAAGAGAAATAGGAATGCCAAAACATTGGCATAAATCTAAGTACATCTTACCAATTGGCGTATCTGGATTAGACTCGGCAATGACAACGTCATCACCGGTCACACCATAGCTTGTATGTACCTTACCGGTAACCATCCAAGCGGCGAACTGAACCCATGAATTATTCCATAATGCCAATAATGCGAATGATCCGAGACAGCCCATAGGCTGACCCCGACCATAACGCACCGTATTAGGTACGGATGTGAGAAGAGACTCCTTAGCTCCTGTGGATTTATCGAAGGTGACAGTAAAGTCCCTATCGACCATCAGGTCAATAGCCTCATCGGCTATAGCTATAGCTTTAGATCCTCCTCCATATACAGACGTAATAAGAATCTTATACAACTGTATAGGTATCGAATCCGTAGCTGCAGAGATATCTAAAGAACTCCATGTATACCCATACTAAACAGTATTTGCCTGCTTCTTAAGCCAGGACATCAGATTGACTTGGGAATGGGTACCGTCTTGGGGGATTCCCTTCAAGGCGGTAAATAGTGAATCATGGAGCGGCTTCAACACCCTCTGAGAAAATATATCAAAGATGGCAACAGGTCGTAATTTACCTGCTGCTTCTCCAAGTATATGAACCCGAGAATGTAGGAGACGCTTAGGTGGTTTCACCTTGTATCCAGGATCACTATCACCCTCCCGAGCTTCAATGGTACGGTTCCCCAAATCTGTAATATCGTAGACCTCAAGTGGTATGTCGAATGACATTGCCAACGAAATGATCTTCTGTATTATTGACTGAGGAGCCGTAACACCATCACTCTCTTTCTTACTAAGAAGGTGCTGCTCAGTAAGAGCAGCTGCATCCTCCGCTACCTTGTTAACAGCAGAAGCCCCATTGGGCCCTGCTGAGACAGGTGTGAAGAATTGCCCTTCCTCATGTTTAGGTATAGGCAGTGGACCACCGAGTATCTCAGGTACAAAAACTGTATCTAAGAACTCACGGTAAGAATCCATAAGCGACTGAACCTTAGGAGAAATCACTAAGGCAGGCGTTAATATGGTCTTAACTGCATCTGACAATTTATAAGGCATTTCTATAACCTTATAGATATATAGGATACTTAACCAAAAGCGGAGCACTTTCTTCGAACCCTGCCGGATGGCAGAGCGCGAATGAAGAGGCATCCACTTTGGTAAACCATGAGTAGTACGAACAGGATGGCCAAAACGATGACCGTGCGAAGGATCGCCAGCAATATACTGCTGTATGAGTAACATAGAATTCTTAAGACGTAAAACCAAGCCACGAGTATCCTGTGTCTTTAACACAGTATTCAAGTGAGGAATTACAATTAGAATATCTGAAAACCAGCCACGGGTCGTTGTTGAGAGATTGGACCATTGCCCTACGGCAAGAGACCATCTCTTAATCAACCCTCCAAGTAACCTAGGTAGCTTGGAAGTGTCGAACATCTTAGAACTGCTGTTGAGGAATGCTCTATAACTACGAGTAATTCTACTTAGCATCCCACGCCAAAATATGGCATGGCCTACCCCCAAGTGTGGGGGGGAATTTTCAGGTTTCGGTGCTTCGATCACTTCATCTTTGGGTTTAGTGTCATAGGGACTAGCTAAAACAGTTAGTTTCCCATCATTAGACTCAACGATGCCGGTTAACTTAAGAAACTCCTTCTTTGTAAGATAAAGGATAGAATTTAAGTCTTCCGGGTTCTGAACAGCGAACTGTCCAGATTGGAC